TTTCCCTTGTCTAAGGAATACCATACGACCTGAGTTAGCCTCTTCAAATTGGCTATCCGCTTTCGGTAACTCTACATTCTCAAAGTTTGGTAATGGGAACCAACGCTTAGTTGCATCCGTCTCATTGATTAAACTTGCCCATGTAGGCAATGGAGCTGACAAATCAATGTAGTTTGCCGTTCCATCCGCTGCGAACAACGGAACCATTATTAATTTACTTGTCACGCTCTGAAGTGATACGCAATTCGGTCTACCCGTATTGCTTAATCCACTCGCGCAATTACATCCTATACTCATTTTTTCTCTGTTTTAATTAACATTTACAATTTTCTTTATACTTTGTGAGCGTTATTCTTAACTCCACCCCGCTTAAATTTGCATCCAAAATGTTCTGAAACATTCCGTTTTCTTGCTCAACACCAAACCTCGTAAATTCGATAATCTCCCAATCTTCTATTGTTTTAAAATTTCTGTTTTGATTTATTGTGTTTATGAACTCCATTGCTAGTTGTTCCATTGGATAAACGACTTGCGTAACATGGTCCGCTGTGTAATAATTCGTTACATCCGTTTCATCCAAAAAAAATATTCTCAAAGAACTTTCAATGTCAATCGTACTTTCACGCCCAAACTGTTTGTAATTCAACGATCCTAACAACCAAATAATCGGTGTTTTTGAACTCACATTGTTGCTTAAAATAGTCCACTCTCGATTGGTTGCTTTCTTTGTTCCATGAATAAAGAACGGTAAAGGTAAAGTAATGACTCCGTCTAATAATACCAAAGGATTTGTACTCGTTCCCGTCAGCCACTCATCCTCTTCTAATCCCGTTACTGTGAATTCCTCGCCATTTGCTACAACCGTTTTGCCGACTCTGGTCCATTTCGTTTGACAAGCATACGTCTTTTCATCGTTAATGTCATACACTCCCTGAATCATGTTGTCCATGTCGTAGACAATATTTTGAACGATATTTGAAAGCTCATTTATCATACCCAATAACAAGTTTGTTTTGTTTGACCATTAAACAAAGTGAAATCCCCTTTTCCAACGTATGTTATCTCAAATTGAGCGTCATAATTACCCCCGACAACCGTTGTAAGTATTCCAGCAGCGTAATTTATTCCCGCAATATTGACCGTTCCTGACGTTACAACAAAAAAAGCGTTGGCAACAATATTCAACGTCAAATTTCCATCACCATAAATCAAGGTTTGCGTTCCATTGTTTATCTGTGAAACGTAATTTGTACCGCCACTAACTAACGAAATCGAAATAACTTGACCTGTTGGCGCATTGAAATTCGTTATAATATACAATTGAATTGCTCTATACGTCTTCACAGCCTCATTATAACGTGCATAAATCATTGTGTACAACGTGCTGACTGGCTCCGAGTTTTCACTAATTGGGCGAACATTTCCGTACGGTGTCATTTGGTTGATTAAATCCTTTGAATACTCGAAATAAACAAATCCCTTTAACATTTCAATTATCCCCTCGGAAATTATCAATTGTCTAAACGTTATATTTTCGTAAAATGGATTGTAAATTTTTAGAAAGTTTGGCGACTTTGGAACGTTTTGAATGTTCAAATCACTAATAAACTCATCGTATAATTTCGCTCCAAATAACTCTATTAAATAACGTTTTTCATACTTATCAATGTAATCTTGCAACTTAGCCACGTCATACATTCCAGTACTTAACTGATATTTTCCTGTAAAATCTTGAACTGTTAAAAACATCTACTTACTTTTTTAGTTTTCCAAACCCTTTTTTGATAAAATGCTTTAACATTTCACCCGTTATTTTCCAAATTGTTCCCTTAGGTAAATGCTTTGATTCTCCATTTCCAACAAATTCATAAATAACCTTGTCATCAATTTCAACTTGGACCTTTACTTCATCAGCCGTTTTGTCAATGTGAACGTCAATTATCCGAGTGTCAAGGTCAATTTCTGTTCCGTTAATATCTCTTTTAACTTTCAATTCAGCATTATTAACGTTCAACGTTACGTCAATATTCTTTTTTTTACGAGTTCTTTTTTCCATTGTGCAAATTTAAAAGGGGGGTTAAAAACTCAACCCCCGTTATTTTTTATTATACCGCTAACGCTGCAATTGCTGTTGCTACAACTCCATCAACGAATGCTGGATAATCGTTTGCCTTAACATATTGAACTAAACGTGCCTCAGCCAAAATAGTAACCATGTTACGTTGGAAATCATCGTTTACATAACCAACTTGAACATTCATTGCCTCTCTCATTCTAACGTTTGACTTCGTGAAATCTCCAACAAGGAACGTTCCAGCCGTCATATTAGTTGTTGAAACTACTGTAAGGTTAGCCACTTTATTTACATCCATTAAGAACATAGGATAAGTGTACTCGCCAGTTGATCCTTTTGTCAATTGCATTGCAGCAACATCCTCAGGATTCAATACAACGTGCGTAGGCTCGAAGTTAGCGTTTTGAATCTGTGCAATTGCCACTCTAATAACATCCGATATGTTTGGAGTTATAACAGTTCCAGCAAATGTACCAGCTGAGAAAGTAACAGAATTCGTCAAAATTCCATTGATACCACCAACAGCTCCATTCAATAAAGCGTCTTCGATTGATTGGTCAATAGACGCCATCAAATCAGAGTTGATTTCAGATTGAACGAAAGCCAAATCCGCTAACATTTCTTTTGAAATCTTTACAGTACCAGCAATTTTTTTAACCTCTTCCGAAATTTCCTCGTATGACGGTTGTCCTGAAATCTTAACTCCAGCTTCATCAACCCAACTTGACGCTGTTTGAACGCTTTGAGAGATGTAAGTTACGAATTTTGACGCTGTTGTACCCATGTTCACAATGTCACGAATCTTGATAACTGGTCGAGCAATTTTAGAAACGCCTGGCTCCAATGTAGACAATGCAACATTTCCAGTATAATCTCCATCGATAGTTGTGTCATAAAGAGTTTTCGTCTCTAATGTCATCATTCCACCTTTTTCAGCTGTTTCCTTAATCTTATCGATATTAGCAACATAAGCTTGAGAAATAGCTTCAGCCATTGAACGTGGTTTACGCTCTGTCTTGAATCCTTTTTCTGAGATTGCCTCCATTTTACCCTCGAATCTTGCTATTGCTTTTTCGATTTCTTGACTTTTAGCCTCTAATCCTTTAAGGGCGTCAACGTCATTTTTCAAACCGTCTAGGTCTGCTTTTGTCGGCATTGTAGCCAACGTTTCATTGAACTTTGTGTTGATTTTTTCAACTACTTGTTCTGGTGTTAAATTTTCCATTGTTTTTAATTTAATTTTTACTTTTTTGTTTAAAATTTACTTATTACATCACTCCAGTTGAACAATTCTTGTGCTATTATTGGCTCGATAATAGGCGAATGTTCTTTAACGAACGGCTCACTTTTTGCGAGTATTAACATTTGACTGTTCAAATATTTTAATTTCATTTCCATTTCAAATAGACGCTCATCTGATCCTTTACCATTTGCAAGTCCTTTGATTAATATATCTATTTCATTCGAGATTTTGACCGCTTTTTCGACCTTATCTTCCGACTTCATTACGTCAATTACATTCGTTTCGCTATTTGCTCCAAATGTTACTGCACTCCCCTCGTATAATTTTAGTTCTGAAATCATCCAATAACCTTGTGCTGGAGCGTTTGCGTCATCTATCCAGCGCATTTTGTCTTGAATATATTGGAATCCGATTGAATGTTCACGAATTATTCCATCGTTATAATCGTTCCACGCGTCATTTCCACCTACTGACGTACCTAACTGACTAACTGCAAACAATCCAAAGTCATCTTCTTGTAACGTCAGGAATTTACCAATAGGCTTTTCCCAATCATGCCAGCGTAAAAATGCTATTTTTCTGTTTGACGGACTGTCGGGACCACGTTCCTGAATAGACTTTGTAAACGCACCCTTTTTAATCATGTCGTTATCACTATCGATATTGTCAAACTTCGCTAAGTAGACAGCAACTTGACGTTTGTCGGAGCTTATATCCTTTATTTCGGCTGCTCCCTTTGTTTGGTAGGTAGTTGATTTCATAGTTAAAACGTTTGTGGTGTTTGTGGATTCTCAGGCGTTGCGGTTATCATTGATTCAGCGACAATACGGTCATATCCGTAGTAATTAACTAAGGTATTGACTGCGATTTCATTTGTCATTTGTCCCGTTGCAACAGCTGTATTAAGAGCAATTATACCGTTTAATCCTCCGACTGTTCCTCTCAGTTCTGTTTGCGCTTGGATCAATCCGTTTTGTTGCGCTTGAGCTTTATCAATAGGCTCTAATTCATACCCGAATTCGGCTGCAAATTGCTCCTTTGTTATAACTCCGTCATTCAATAGCAAATTATATGCTGTTACTTTCTCGGTTAATGCTTGGTATTCGGCTAACTCATCCGCTTGTAAAACTGGCAAATGGTCGAAACAAGCCTCTATTCTTATTCCGTCTTTATCCATTCCCAACTGATGACAAATTGAATCGTACATTTGTTGTGTCTCAGGGATAATTGTATCGGTGTAAACCATCCTAATCGAATCTTTAACGTTGCTGAATGTACTACCTTTATCACTTGAGAATAGATTAGCATTCATTCCGTACGCGTCAATGATAGCCATTTTGTCGGCTGTTAACTCTTCAAACAGCATCAAATCCCTTGTTGGATAACTCATTGATTGCCAGTTAACCTGACTTTCTGTTATAATTACTTCGTCTTTTGAACGGTTAAACCAATCACGCTGAATCTCTCTTTTCTCTTCAGGTGTCATTGGAATTGCCCCTCCAATATCCGAGTTTTGAGCGGATAAAATACCTATTGCTCCGATATTTTCAAGTAGTACATTTCGTTTGTGATAACTTGCTTTTATATTACTCAATGGATATTTGAGCGCATCAATTCGACTTGTCGGCTTAACAATGCTCATTCCATCCGTTGTAGTCAAATAAATAACATCTTCAATAGGTAACGTTTCAATTTTATTATCATCGTATTCGAATCTATACCCGTCAATCAACCCGTTTACATCCATTTGCTTAAGTGTTTTACCACTAGTCATGATTTGGATTTTATTACTAGGCAACGGAACAAACAAATTACGCTGGTTGAATGCTCTCAAAGGGCAATAACCGAACGCATTTGAGTACAAAGCGTCATTAACTGACAAAGAATAAACTACATCGGACCAACTTTGAATAGGATTTGGTCGCTTAACCATGTCTAAAAACCAATGATCTGTTATTTCAACGTCATTACTATCGTATAATTTTGGAATATTTGAACTCATCATTGACGCTCTCTTATCAATTACAGCTCTGAACTCAGGAATAGATAAAAACCATTCCCATGCGTTATTTGTGTCAATCCATATTGCGTTTTTAACCCCCCAGACTTGATTTTGTATCGGTCTAAGACGGTTAAATTGATTTATAAATCTGTTCTGTTGTCCTGAATTGACGCCAAAAAAAGAATCCCAAAAATTAATTTCCATTCTGTTTTGATTAGAATTTAAGCAAAGTTACGATAAATTTTTAAACATTG